CTTACTCTGAATTGCAGACTGCCGTAGCCAATTATTTGGCTCGTACAGACTTGACAAATCAAATCACTGATTTCATTAGATTTGCAGAATTGCGTTTGCGCCGTGAGTTGCGTATCCGTCAAATGCTTAAATCTGTGACTACTACCACTGTTGGTGGTACGTCTACTGTTGCATTGCCTTCTGATTTCCTTGAGATTCGTGATTTTGTCTTGATGACAAATCCAATCCAGCCGTTAACTTACTCAAGCCCTTCAATCTTTAGCCGAAACTCTCGTGTAACTGAAAGCGGTAAACCGCTTGATTACACAATCTTGGCTTCTGAGTTTCAATTGGCTCCTGTGCCTGATTCGGCATATACAGTCAAATTGCTTTACTACTATGCGCCAACATTCTTGAGCGATACAAATACAAGCAACGCATTTATTGCCAATGCACCTGATGCGCTTTTGTACGCTTCTTTGTTGGAAGCAGAGCCGTATTTGATGAATGATTCTCGTATCAATACATGGGGAACTATGTACGATAGAGCAATCTCTACCCTTACCAAATCTGACGAATCAAGTCAGTATTCTGGTGTCCCACTTTCAATGTCAACAGCAACGAGGTAAATCATGGCTGAAATGTCAAACTATCTTGAAAATGCTCTGATTAACGCCACGCTGCGTAATACGAGCTACACAAGTCCATCCGCACCTTACTTGGCGCTCTACACAAGCGACCCAACTGATGCAGATTCGGGAACTGAGGTTTCTGGTACTTCTTACGCACGTCAAGCAATCACTTTTGGCGCACCTTCAAACGGTGTAAGCACAAACTCGGCTGCTATTGAATTCCCTCAAGCTGGTGGCTCATGGGGTACTGTTACGCACGTTGGTATCCGTGATGCTTCTACGGCTGGTAACTTGCTGTTTCACACTGCACTTGATGCTTCTAAAACTATCGCTACTGGTGACGTTTTTCGCGTTGCTATCGGTTCATTGAGCGTAACACTGGCGTGATATGGCTGACCTGCTCCCACCGTGGACAATTGACAGCCTAGATAACCTCAAGGCTAGTCTTGACGACTTAACCCTGTCTTTAGACAGCGAGTTATACACAACGTCTGTCACTCTGTGGGATGCTTCAGGTTCGGTAACTTCATCGGCTACCGTATCGTCAGGTTCAAGCGTCACGTTTGCTGGCGCTGCTTCTGTCACATCATCTGCTACTGTTTCATGTGCTGGCATCCGTGTCGCACTTGGTACGGCATCCGTAGACGCTTCTGCAAGCGTTTCATGCACTGGTGTAAGGGTTGCTATTGGCACTGCTTCAATAGACGCTTCTGCGACTGTTACGGCTGCTGGACAGCGTATTGCTATTGCGTCTGCTTCAATCTCTGGTGATGCTACTGTTACGGCTCTTGGCGGCATTGTTGCTAACGGTGCTGCTTCTGTTACATCTTCTGCTACGGTTTCAGCAGATTCAATCAGAGTAAGACAGGCTGATGCAAGCGTTTCTTCTACTGCGACTGTTTCGGCATTGGGTGGAATTATTGCTGACGGTGTTGCGAATGTATCTTGTGAGGCAACGGTAGACGCAAGTGCGTATGCTGTTTATGACTTCTCTGGCTCTATTACTGTCGATACTACTGTCACTTGTGATGGCAGAAGGTTAGGCGACAATTGGGGCGATGTTGATGACACATCAAACACTTGGACAGACGAATCAACTCAGTCAAACACTTGGACTGAGGTAAGCGCAAACTCAAACACATGGACAGACGAATCGACAAGTTCAAACACTTGGACAGATCAATTATCTAGTTCAAACACATGGTTAAGACAAGGTTAATATGCCAACACAACGCATTATTTTTGGTGAATGGATGCCAGATCAGCCAGGCATTTCAGGCGCTTTGAGTGACGCTAAAAACTGCGTTTCTCAAGCTGTTGGATATGGGCCTTTTCCTAACGCTGTGGAATTTTCTGAAGCTGCTGGTGAAAACCTGACTAGCCTATTTGCAGGAAAACAACCAGACGGTGTTACTAAGCTATTTGCGGCAGGTCGTACCAAGATTTACACAGTTTCAGGCGTTGGCGCTTTGACTGAGGAAAATTCAGGTTATACGACTTCTGCCACTGAGCGTTTTCGCTTTACGCAGTTTGGCGACAACATCATTGCAACAAATAACTCTGAAAAACTGCAATCTTGGGTTTTAGGTTCATCTTCTTCATTTGCTGACCTAAGTGCTTCTGCTCCTGTCGCTAAGTACATCACGGTAGTTCGTGACTTTGTTGTGGTGGCTAACACCTACGAATCATCAAAGCAAGAGCAATATCGAGTTCGCTGGTCTGGCTTGAATGACGAAACTGTATGGACACCTTCAGCGACAAACCAAGCTGATTATCAAGATATAGCAGATGGTGGTCAGATCATGGGTATCCGTGGCGGTGAATTTGGCCTCGTTTTGTTGGAGCGCAGTATTCATCGAATGAGCTATATCGGCACACCGCTGATTTTCCAGTTTGACAACATTAGCCGTAACAAGGGCTGCATGGTGTCTGGCTCTATTGCTCAATATCAAGGCATTACCTTCTTCTTGTCTGATGATGGTTTTTATATGTGTGACGGTCAACAAGTCATTCCTATCGGGGCTGAAAAGGTTGATCGTTGGTTTATGGATGACGTTAGCGAAGCTGATTACGCCACAATGTCTGCCGCTGTTGACCCTACTCGTAAACTTATCTTGTGGAATTACAAGAGTAAAGACGGTAGCCGTAAACTGTTGGCATATAACTTCAATACAAAGAAGTGGACTTACACAGACGCAGGAACAGATTACATCTCTGATGCGTCAAGTGCATCGTCTACTCTTGAGGAATTGGACAGCGTGAGTTCGTCTATTGATGCGTTGGCTACTCCAATGGATTCAATTCTGTTTACTGGTGGAAAGTATTTCCTTGGTGGAACTTACGCAACTAAGGTGATGACCTACACAGGTAGGCCAATGACTGCACGACTACAAACAGGCGATATTGAGTCTGGTGGTAGTTCTGTTGTTACTTTGGCAAGACCGCAAGTAGACCAAGGTTCTGCTACGGTTGGTGTTGCTTCTCGCACTTTGTTGACTCAAGACATTACGTTTTCAACGCCATTAGCGGCTGACTCTGATAACCGAGTCTCTTTGAGAAGCTCAGGCAAATATCACAGGATTCAAGTAAACCCTACTGGTGATCGGTGGAAATCGGCTGTGGCTGTTGACATTGATCTAGTCGGTCAGGGGGTTCGATAATGTTTAGAGTTCTACCGCCTTTTGGTGGCGATCAACGAGCAGTAGCAGAGATCGTCAACGGAATAATGAACGGGAAGACAAATAACACTGGCACTATCTCTCTTGCCACTGGAAACGCTACGACCACAACGATTACAGACGAGCGAATCGGCTACGACAGCAAGATACTGGTTATCCCTTACTCTGCTGCTGCTTACACAGACTCAACGCCTTATGGCGCGTTTCAAGACTCCACAGATCAAACGGCTGCATCTACGACTGCTGCCTATGCTGTGACGTTTAACACAACAGACTTTTCTAATGGCATTTCTGTTGCAAGCAATTCACGTATCACTGTCAAAAGTTACGGAATTTATAACGTGCAGTTTAGTTTTCAGTTTGTCAATACAGGCACTCAGATTCAAGACGTAGACATTTGGTTTAGAAAAAATGGCACAAACATTGATAACTCAAATAGTCGGTTTTCCATTCCTAACTCGCATGGTGGTGTAGACGGGCATTTGATTGCTGCAATGAATTTTTGGGTTGAGATGCAAGCCAATGATTACGTTGAAATCATGTGGCGCACAACAAGCACAGCAGTCTCAATTCAGCAGATTCCATCTCAAACAAGCCCAACGCGCCCTGCAACGCCTTCGGCAATCGTAACGGTTAACTTTGCATCATCAAACGGCACAAACGCTGCTGGTGATTATGGCGTTTACGTCAGTTCTTTAGAAAAAGGCACTGCGACCTTGACGCATTTCTCAAACGCAACATCAAACAAAACTTACGCTTACATAATCGTAGGCTAGTGTATATAATGGCTCCGTGGATGACCCGCCTCGGAGTCCTTTGAAAAGAAAGGTGCTTTTATGGCAGTCGAAACAACCACATCCACACAGACCACACAGATTGACCCAACAAT